ACATGACACGTGCTTACAACAAAGCAACAGACTCAGCAGTTATCGCAGCATTAACAGCAGGTGGCACACAAGCTACAGGAGTAGCAGCAGATTCAGCAGGAATTATCTCTTACGTATCTACACAAGCACCAGCTGCATACCTTGCAACAGGTGAATTAGCAACTAAGTACATCGCTGGTACATCACAGTGGTCACTATTACTTGGCGCAACAGATACAACTGGTCGCCCAATTTACAATGCTGCTAACCCAATGAACAATGCAGGATCTTCTGTACCAACATCACTACGTGGTAACGTATTAGGTTTAGATCTATACGTAGATCCAAACGCAGTGTCAACAACTATCGATGAGTCTGCATTTATTGTAGTTCCATCTTCAGTATCAATTTACGAGTCACCAATCCTACGACTATCTGTAAATCAGCCAGCAACAGGCGAGATCGAGACAGCACTATATGGCTACATGGCCGTTGGTGTATTAGTCGCTGGTGGCGTACGCCGCTTCAACCTAAGCTAATAACTTAGCAATTTAATAATCCCTAGGGTTTAGTAGCCCTAGCCCTAGGGAGCTTTTTAAGAGAGGACACTATGGCCGCTGCAATGGTAACAATGGCAGAGTTACGCAGTAATTTAGGTATTGGCACTTTATACAGTGACGCTACAGTGGAAGAATGCTGCCAATCGGCAGAAGATTTAATACAGGGTTATTTATGGCATAACGATGCGCCAGTAGTGGCATCATCCATTAGCAACAACGTAGCGACTTTAGTATTAGCAAACCCTGGCATATTTGTTACAGGTCAATCAATAACAGTCAGTAATTGTGGTGCAACATATAATGGCACATACACATTAACCGGATCATTCCCTGGTACTACAGTGCCTGCTTCAATCGGCACAATGTTTTGGAGTACATACTCATTTAGTTCATATCCTAATGGCTACAGTTTTATTCAATACGCAAAAGTAGCTGCAGACGATAATTTTCATTTTGTTAAACCATACGGCCGAGCCCTTGGCCCAGAGCATAAAGCACAGGCTTACACTGCGACCCCTGCCATCAGAGAGGCCGCGATGATCGTGGCTGTTGACATCTGGCAAGCACGTCAAGTGAGCCAGACTGGTGGGGTAGGTATGGATGGGATCAGTGCTAGTCCCTACAGAATGGGATACCAACTGATAAATAGGGTGCGTGGTCTCATCCAGCCGTATTCAAGTCCTAATTCATTGGTTGGCTAATGGCTGCAATAAGCACTCTACGTGGCACGCTAGCAACCGCTTTAGCCAACGCTGGAGTATGGTCCACCTTTAGTTTTCCGCCGGCAACTCTGCTTGCTAATAGCGTAGTAGTAACCCCTAGCGATCCTTATATTGAGCCAAGCAATAACAGCCAGACAAGTATCGCACCTATGGCTAATTTTAAGATTTTAATAACTACGCCTGCATTTGACAACCAAGGCAACTTATTAGGTATAGAAAACTTTATTGTGGCAGTCGTAACTAAACTAGCGGCATCGACCCTGGTTTATAACATATCAAGTGTCTCCGCTCCAGCTATAACTAACGCAGCTAGTGGAGATTTATTAACGTCAGAAATAACAGTATCAATCCTAACGAGCTGGAGTTAAAATGAGCACACAAGCAGAAGACTTAGCCTTCTTAATTAAGACAGGCCAGATCAAAGAAGCACCAAAACCAACTGCACAAACAAAGAAAGATGAGGAATAACAATGGCAATTTACTTAAATAACAATGTTGGTGTTAAGTTGGCAACCGCAGCAGCCAAGACAACACCTTCTATTGATATCTCTGCATACGTAACCAATGCAGTAATCAACCAGGTAGCAGATGAGCTGGAAGTCACGGCCATGGGGGACTCCGCACATCGCTATGTGGCTGGGTTGCAATCTGGGTCCCTAACACTGGACTTTATCAATGACTGGGCTTCAGCTCAGGTTATGCAAACACTTAACGATTGTTTTGGACAGACTATCTCTGTATCAATGATTACCGTTAAAGGCACAGCAGTATCAGCAGCTAACCCATCTTACCAATTCTCAATCCTGGTAAATAACCTAACCCCAGTGGGTCAAGGCGGCGTGGCTGAGATCGCTAACTCATCTGTAACATTTACTATAAACTCTGCAGTAACAGTGTCCCCATCGGTGGCATTTTAATTAAGGAGTAATAATGGCAAAGCTAAAGATAACAAGGGCTAATGGTGAAGTATCAGAGCACAAGATAACACCAGGTGTCGAGTACGCTTTCGAATTAAAGTACGGATCAGGAATTAGCAAAGTCCTACGTGAGCATGAACGTCAGACAGAAATCTTCTGGTTGGCTTATGAATGTTTACGTAGGGCTGGCGCACAAATACCTTTGTGGGGCACAGAGTTTATTGACACTCTCGAAACTGTAGAGGTATTAGACGAAGAAAAAAAATAATACAGCGTAATTCAATGACTTACACGATAGCCAGTCTGTCGGTAGAAACAGGAATTGCGCCACAAGAGTTTATTGATATGGATACGGATATGTATACAGCCATTATACAAGTCCTGACAGACAGAGCTAAGGAGATCAAAAATGCCAGTAGAGGTCGTAGGCGTTAAAGATGTCCTAGCAGGTTTAGAGTTTATTGATGAAGATATGCGCCAACGCATTAAGACTGCTATTGATCCTTTAATGCGTGGCGTAGCATCTAAAGCTAAGAGTTATGTGCCTGGTAATGGCGAGGTTCTTTCAGGCTGGTCTAAAGCAATCAATCCAAATATAAATTACAAACCATTTCCTAAATATGATGCTGCTACAGTTAAAGCAGGTATTGGTTATAATTCAGGTGATAATAAAACGTTTAAAAATGGTTTTAAAGTTAGCAATTATGTCTACAACGTAACTGCTGCTGGTCGCATTTATGAAACTGCTGGTCGTAAAAATCCGCAGGGTCGGGCACCATTTCAACAAATAGACCCGACCCGACCTGCTACTACATTTGGTCCGGTACAGGGATTTGAGGGCAAGGCTAGAGCTAGAGAATATACATATAACCGCTCTACTAGAGAATATTCATCTAATAACCCATTTGCAGGTTACCAATTTGTAACATCTATGCCATCACTCACTTCTCAACCAAAAATCAAAGGCATACGATCTGGCGGCCGCAAAACTAAAGGCCGTTTAATTTACAAGGCTTGGGCACAAGATAGTCCAGAAGTTTACAATGCAATTCTTAACGCAATAAATGCTACAGCCATACAATTTAACAAATCTACAGAAATTAAAAAACCAGCATTACCTAGAGAGTTTTCATTTAGTGGGCCTGGTGTAAACATACGAGGGGTAGCAGCCTAATGGCCAATGTAGTTGTCTCCGCTATTGCTACCTTTAATGGTAAGGCACTTAAAAAGGGTAAAAAAGAGTTATCTGCATTTGATAAACAAGCCCAGCAATTAGGCAAAACATTTAGCAGAGTTTTTGCTGCCACCGCTTTAGTTGCATTTAGCAAGAAGGCAATCAATGCGTTTGCAGCTGATGAGCAGGCAGCCAAATCACTTGCCATACAACTAGAGAATACTGGCAACGCATTTAGGATAGATGAAGTAGAAGATTATATAGCTAAATTACAATCACTTTATGGCGTATTAGACGATCAACTACGCCCAGCCTTCCAAACTTTATTAAATGCTACTGGATCAGTAACTTTAAGCCAACAAGCTTTAGAGACTGCATTAAACGTAAGCGCAGGCACAGGTAAAGACTTAGCCAGCGTAGTGGCTGCAATAGCTAAAGGCGCATCAGGTACTACTACAGCATTATCAAGATTAGGCACTGGATTAGACAAGGCCACAATAGCTAGTGGAGATATGAATAAGATTATGGCCGCACTTGATAAAAAGTTTAGTGGCCAAGCATTAGCCAGGTTAGAAACTTACGCAGGCAAAATGGATCTATTAAAGGTAGCAGCCGCTAACGCTACCGAGATTATAGGTAAAGGCTTAGTAGATGCTTTAACCATTTTAAGTGAAGATAACACTATAGAAAATCTAAGTAAAGATATGGAAGATTTTGCAACAGCTATAGCTGATACTGTGCGTGGAATTGCAATACTTGCTAATAAAATTGAAAAACTACCTGGCTTAAATAATTTATTAACTTTGGAAGCCATACCAGTAGTAGGTTCTTATTTGCAAGCATTTAGAACCATGGGCGCACAAAGTAGACAAAATACACAAAGTAAATCCAATTTTACCTATGGCTCAGGCAATCCTAGGGCTGACTTAATATTACAAAAGAAATTGACCACTGCCAAAAAAGAAGAATATAACATCTTATCTGCATCTAATAAGTTAAAAACAGAAGTAGACAAACTCAAGGATAAGTTTGATTTAGAGCGAATAGGATTAACCGCAGCCTTAAACAACACTATTACCGCAGAAGATAAATTACGAGTTAATGCATTATTGGCTATAGCAAACAATAATGAGGCTTTGGCTAAAAAGTATAACGCTGAATTAGAAGCTGCACTAGCTGCAAAAGAATTGGCAAAAGCCACAGGAGATTTAGATAAAGCATTTAGAGATACTATTGCACGTCTAGCAATTTATGATCCAATCCGCAATATGGCACAAGGTCAAGGTGGGCCTTTTATTTCTAACGTACCATCTACACCATTTATAGGTACTCCATTTGGTCAAGCAGGCGGTAACACAGGGCCAATTAATCAAGCAGCTCAACCAATAGTTCTAGAATTAGCCCCTAATGCTGGAGAGTTTGGCCAGTTAATTTACAACTCATTCTTAATCAATCAAAAAAATGGTTTGACCCAAACTATTAACGGCGGACTAGGGTGACCTTACCTACAATCAATGCAATTATTAATTTCTCTACTGGGCCTAACACTGCTCAGGCTGTAATAATTGGAGAAGCAATATTTGGCACAAACGTATTTACTGATTCTGCAGCTGTAATTGTTGATGTATCAAATCGAGTAAATCTAGTACAAACTAGAAGAGGCCGTAATGCATTATCAGATGAGTTTCAAACTGGGCAATTAACCTTACGCATAGTGGATCAAAATGGCGATTTCAATCCAGAGAATCCTTCTGGCCCATACTTTGAATTATTAACACCCATGAGAAAGGTACAAATAACTGCAACCTACTTAGGAGTAATATACCCAATCTTCTCAGGCTTTATAACTTCTTATGTAAACACTCAACCTAAAGATGCAACAGAGGTTGCCTATACAACCATTACAGCTGTAGATGCTTTTAGATTAGCCCAAAATGCCCAGATCTCTACTGTTACCGGTGCTACTGCTGGTGACTTGTCAGGCACTAGAGTTAATCAAATCTTAGATCAAATCTCATGGCCAGCGAGCATGCGTGATGTGGATACTGGGTTAACTACTCTTCAAAATGATCCGGGCACTAATAGAACTTCTTTAAGCGCATTACAGACTGTAGCTAATAGTGAGTATGGTGCTGTTTACGTTGATGCAAGTGGCAGATTTGTCTTTCAAGACCGGACAGTAACTGTCACGTCCATAGGTGCTACACCTACATTATTTGCCGATGATGGCTCTGGTATCCAATATGCCAATGCTGTATGGAAATTAGATGATACTTTAGTATTTAATAAATCAACAGTTACTAGATCAGGCGGCACTGCTCAGGTAGCCACTAACCAGGCTTCCATAGATAAATACTTCTTACATTCATATTTCTTAGATGGCTTACTAATGCAGACCGATGATGTGGCTTTAGATTATGCCAGGGCTTACACCGCTTCTAGAGCTGAGACTTCTATCCGGTGCGATTACGTAGAGCTTGATCTATATACAGCCAATTACAACACAGGCATTATTGCCGCCTTAGACTTAGACTTCTTTGATCCGATCACGGTAATTACTACTCAGCCAGGCGGATCTACGCTTAATAAGACCTTACAGATTTTCGGAGTAGCTTTTAACATTACCCCGAATAGTTGGAAAACTACCTTTACAACACTAGAACCTGTCATAGATGGGTTTATAATAGGCAACGTAGATTACGGTGTCTTAGGACAGAACGTACTATCTTATTAAGGAGATATAATGGCCACAGGATTACCAGCCGTAACCGGCGATGTTTTAACAGCTGCAACCTTTAATGGTTTAATAACCTTTACAGTAGGTGCTGCTAACACTACAGATTACACAGCTGTGCTTTCAGATCAATATCAAGTATTAGAGTTGATGAATAAAGCAACTGCTATTGCTTTTAAGATTCCAACTAACGCATCTGTAGCATTCCCAGTGGGTACTGCAATAACAGTATTGAATATTGGTGCAGGCACTTGCACAATTAGCGCAGTTACACCAGGCACTACAACCGTTTTGTCTGCAGGTGCAACAGCTGCATCTCCAACACTTGCACAATATAAATCTGCAGTATGCATTAAAACTGCTACAGATACTTGGTATGTCGTAGGAGCCGTTTCATAATGATTGGCAACATAACTGCCGCTATTGGCGATTCAATTAAACCTACATTTGATGCTGGATATTTAGTCCTTGCAGGTGGTGCAGGTGGTGGTGGTACAGGTGGTGGTGGTGGCGGTGGTGGCGGTATGCGCTGCACAGTTACAGCTACTGGTGGCGGTGGATCATTAGAAACACCGTTAAAAGTTAGTAAAGGAAGTTTATACACCGTGACTGTAGGTGCAGGCGGTGCTGTTGCAACTAATGGAAGCAATTCAATTTTTAGCACAGTAACATCAACTGGTGGCGGATCAGGTGGTAATTTAGATACAACTGGTGGTACTGGTGGTTCAGGCGGCGGCGGTGGTGGTTCAGATTCCGGTGGTGCATTAAGTAATAAAGGTTCAGGTACTACTAATCAAGGTAAAGATGGCGGAAATGGTTTTGGTCAATCTACAGCTGGCGGTGGTGGTGGCGGTGGAGGAACTTTTGCAATTGGAAGTAACGGCGCATTAAAAACAGGCGGTAATGGTGGTAATGGTACTGCAACATCAATAAGTGGCTCATCGGTTACTTATGGTGGTGGTGGTGGTGGTGGTGCTGCTGGTATTCCAGCAATAGCCGCAGGTACAGGTGGCACAGGTGGTGGTGGTGCAGGTAACTTAACTGGTACTGCAACAGCTGGTACTGCTAATCTCGGTGGTGGCGGCGGTGGTGGATCTTATGATGGTTCATTTAGAGCAGGTGCTCCAGGTGGATCAGGATTAGTGATAATTAGATTTGCAACTGCTGATGGCACAATTTCATTTGGTGCTGGATTAACAGGATCTACTACTACAAGCGGTGCAGATACCATAGCAACTGTTACAGCAGGCACTGGAAACGTGAGTTGGTCATAATGGCACATTACGCATTTTTAGATGAAAATAATATTGTCATTGAAGTTATAGTCGGTATCGATGAAACTGAAACCATTGAAGGTTTAGATCCTGAAACTTGGTATGGAAACTTTAGAGGTCAAACTTGTAAGCGTACTTCTTACAATAACAAGATTAGAGGTAATTACGCAGGGGTTGGTTATACGTATCTTCCATTAGAAGATATTTTTATGCCGCCTAAATGCCATGCAGAGGCAGTATTAAATGCTAAGTCTGCTAAATGGGAATGTGAGAATGCAGAGCATGACATCCAAACCTTGGCTTAGTGAAGCTGCTGATACTTTAAGAGATGCCGTTACTACCTGGTATCCAGATAGGCGCACTACCAGTGATGGGTGGATTGGTGATGCTCGTCACAGTGCCAGAAAATCGGATCATAATCCAGACAGCACCGGATGCGTGCGAGCCATTGATATTGATTCTCGGCTGGATTCATCCGAAGGGCTCTCGGTTTATTTGGCTGACCAGATCAGAATCTGTGCAAAAACCGATAAGCGCATATCTTACGTAATCCATAACGGCATGATCGCTAGCAAGATTCTTAATTTTAAGTGGCGCAAGTATTCAGGATATAACAAACACACAAAACACATCCACGTTAGCTTTACAAAGGCTGGCGACAAAGATGGCAGAGCGTTCGATATACCACTACTAGGGGGAAAAATATGAAAATCAGTAAGAAGCAAAAGGCAATACTAAAGTCTTACGCACGTGGAGTATTAGTATCCTTCTTAACATTTTTAGCTAGTAATGAATTAGGTTTAGATCCAGCGGTGTCTGTAATTGTTGCAGCGTTAGCAGGACCAGCAGCTAGGGCTTTAGATGCATCAGATCCTGTTTATGGTATCGGTGCTAATGAATCATGACACCAACAGAATGGGCTGGCTTTGGGGCTGGCGTTATCGCTGTGCTGTCAGGCGTGCTAATCGGATTACGTTTTTTAGTTAAAGGCTGGTTAAACGAGTTACGACCTAACGGTGGATCTAGCATGAAAGATCAGTTAACTAGATTAGAGCAGCGTGTTGATGATCTATTTTCTATGATGAGTAAGAGACAATAAACACATGGCTAACACACGCAAGCGGAAGAAGATCAATAGGCGAGTAGTACGTAAATCGCCCGATCCTTTATCTAAGTTAGAAGTGTTTTATATAGCCAAGCATGAGATGTACAAAGCAGCACGTAAAGCTGGATTTAGTGAGCCCCTTGCATTGGCTTTAATGGATAGCCCATCTTCTATGCCCGACTGGGTAGTCGGTGAAGACGGCATTATCCCATCCATACCAACCCCAGAAGAGGATGACGATTAAGCGATACTTAGTAATAAGTGATCTACAAATCCCATTTCATCATGAAGCAGCTGTAAAGAACGTAATCAAGTTAGCACGTAGGGAGAAGTTTGATTCTGTACTGGTGGTCGGGGATGAAATTGATTTTAATACAATTAGCAAATGGGCCGAGGGCACACCTTTGGCTTATAAGCAAACCATTCACGATGATCGTGAGCTTACTAAATCGATTCTTTGGGATCTCAGTGAGTACAGCAAAGAATGTCATATTATCCGCAGTAATCATACTGATCGCCTTTATAACACTTTACTAAAAGTACCTGGCTTAATAAGCCTGCCTGAATTGCAGTACCCAAAGTTCATGGGGTTTGCAGATATGGGCATGACCTACCACAAAGAAGCTTATGAGTTTGAGCCGGGCTGGATGTTAGCCCATGGCGATGAAGGCAACATGTCTCAGCACGCTGGCATTACTGCCCTTAACCTAGCTAAAAAGTGGGGTAAATCAGTATTATGCGGCCACACCCATAGACTAGGCATGAGTGCCTATTCAGAGGGCGTAGGAAACCATTACAGAGCCTTATATGGTGTCGAGGTAGGAAACCTTATGGATAGAAAAAAAGCGTCTTATTTACGCTATGGAAGCGCGAATTGGCAGATGGGTATCGCTATACTAGAAGCCGTAGGAAAGACGCTAACACCAACGTTAGTGCCGATCTCAAAGGATGGCTCATTTACAGCTCTAGGGCGGTATTACGGGTAACATCGTTACCTAATCGTTATACAAACTACGCCCTAAATAATCCACAAAGTCGTACACAGGTGCAACACTATGCCTGTACCGCAAAGTTTGCGGACAGTTAGGGCTACAAATGATTAAAGTAGTAGAGAAATCATCAAGGACCTGCAATAAATGCAACAACAAAATGGACAAAATCCTACGAAATCAAAATGACACTGGCACTATTTGGGTTATCAAATGCTCAAATTGTGAAAGTAAGTAGGGCGACATGAGCCTTAAAGAAGCAGGATTACTTTGGGTAGCATCAATGGTTGGAATTATTGTTGCTTATGGATTCTTTGAAGATGCAAAGCAAACACATTACTGGCGTGGTCGCAAAGATGGCTGGGACATGCACCGCAGAATGATTGATAATAAAACTGATGCCGACAACAACTGAAAAATTACTAGCTGATGTTGTTAGTACGATCCATGAGCGCGGAGCGGTCTACGGTCACCCTTACTACAACCATAAGCGGATCAGTGAACTCTGGTCGGCATATCTCAACCATCCGGTTACGGCTAGTCAAGTCGCGTTATGTATGGCACTCGTCAAGGTGTCTAGGCTTAGTGAATCACCGAATCACGAGGACAGTATTAAAGACGGACTTGCTTACCTTTCAATATACAAATCAGTCTTGGATGCAGAAATGGACACAGCGTTCACATGGGGGGCTGACTAATGTTTAATTTAGCTGATTACGAAACAGTCGAGAGCCGACTAGATAAATGGTGGAAGGATTATCCAGATGGAAGAGTGGCAACAAAAATTGAGCAGGCCACAGACACTAGATACATTGTTAGTGCTGAACTATATAAAACGGAAGCCGATGCAAAGCCGTGTGCGACTGGGCTCGCTAGTGAGAGCATTTCTGATCGCGGTGTTAATTCAACGTCTGCACTGGAAAACTGCGAGACTTCAGCGATCGGCCGTGCGCTTGCAAACGCGGGTTATGCAGCTAAGGGCAAACGTGCATCCAGAGAAGAGATGAGCAAAGTTGAACAATTTACACCTAAATATGGCAGACCAGGAAGTAAATCAGCTGCGATGGAAATGGCGTTACATATTGTGGACACACAACCTAAAAATAATAGCAACGAGCCTGTTCCTGTTGCTTGGTCTATTGGCGAAAGTGTTGCAGAAATTGGTGAAGTGGTTAGTGTTGGTTTTACTTGCCGGCATGGTGATATGGTAAAGAAAGAAGGCATCGCCAAGGCTAC